GGAATCCGGAGGCAGTACAGTGCAGACCGGAGCCTATGGACGGCAGCGATATTACACGCCCCCAGTGGGAAAATGAGAGGTTGACAGAATGTTGTCGGCGGTGACGATGGGTAACCTGAGTCACCGCCTATTTTTTGAGCATGGGGCGAACGAACAGAAGAACGGAAACAAGCGGCCGATTAAACGAAAAAACGGTTTTTTCTTCGTTTTTGATTGTTACAGATTCGTTTTTCCTTGGTAATCCTTGCTTTTTTCTTATTTATTAACCATTAACCAATTATCTATATAGAGTATATAAGAATAGGGGGATTAGAGATATAGTAGGGGATTAAAAACACTCTATACGCGATCGGGTCATAATACGCGTGCGTGCGCGCGAGGCTGTTACAGGTTGACAGGGTGTCATCTTTTGCGTTATACTTGGGGTGTTCAAAATGTTCGGCGTTTGTTCGGTGGGCGCAGAACCGCCGTAGTGGTGGGCACGGGGTCGTTGTAGCGGCGAGCATGGAGGCGTTACCCGATAGCAGCGGTGGTCACAGGGCTGTTACATGGTGATAACGGGGTTTGACCGCGCCCCGAATGGATGAACCCATTCCGCGCGCGTCGAACATTTTGAACATCCAGCGAACATCGGCCACAGAAAGGAGGCCCCCAGCGCATGAGAGAAAACGAGATCGAGAGATACTTCCGCCGCCGAGTAGAGGCCATTGGCGGGCTGTGTCTGAAATTCGAGAGTCCGGGTGAGTCCGGCGTGCCCGACCGGCTGATAATGCTACACAGCGGGCGAGCAGCATTCGCAGAACTGAAAGCCCCGGGAAAACGAGAACGGGCGCTGCAGGAGTGGCAGCAGGCGAGGTTCCGCGCTTTGGGCTTCCGTGTGTACTCTGCTGTTGATTCCATGGATCGGGCCGCTGAGGTGGTTGAGGACTTGGTGAGATGGGAGGCCGAGCAGGATGGAAGAGTTTAAGCCACACCCCTACCAGCAGTATTGTATCGAGAGGCTGGTATCTGGTATGACTGACGACGAGCAGCCCGGGGCCATGCTCTTTCTGGAGATGGGGCTGGGTAAGACCCTCATAACTCTGACGGCTCTGCAGCGTCTCAAGTACGATTGTTTCCGCATGCGTAAAACTCTAGTCATTGCACCCGCAACCGTGGCAGAGGCGACGTGGGACCGCGAGGCGGCCAAGTGGGACCACCTGCAGGGATTCCGAGTAATCCCCGTGGTAGGCACGATCAAGACAAGGCAGAAGCTGTTGAATACGCAGGCTGATGTATATATTATCAGTCGAAATAACACAAAGTGGCTGGTTGATTATCTGGGTCGAAAGTGGGACTTTGACACTGTAGTGCTGGATGAGAGCACGAGCTTCAAGAACCGCGCCTCAAAGCGCTGGGCGGCTATCAAAGCAGTCAGACCGAGAGTGGAGCGCGTCATAGAGCTGACTGGCACCCCGACGCCAAACGGTCTCGAGGATCTCTGGGCGCAGGTCTATCTGATTGACGGCGGGAAAAGACTGGGCCGGACACTGACGAGCTATCGAGACGCATGGTTCGTTCCGGATCAGCGGTCCCGCGATCGGGTATTCAGCTATCGACCGAGATCCGGAGCGGCTGAGCAGATCCACGAGGCTCTGTCTGATATTGCTATCAGCATGCGAGCAGTCGATCACTTGAGCATGCCGCCAATCGTATTCAACCAGATCCCCGTGAAGCTGGATGCGGCATCGCTGCAGAAGTACAACACCATGCAGAAAGATCAGGTCCTGACTGTAGAGGCTGAGCAGTTCGCCAAGGACTTGGCCAAGGCAGAGGGGCACCCTGTCATTGTGAGGTACTCCATGCCATACGAGCTGGAACGCATCCACGAGGCTGCTGCAGCTTCACAGCGCCGCGTTTATAATTTCCCTGACAACGGGTACCAGAAAGCGTTTGATGGCTCTGACGGCCTCCTGACGCTTCACACGAGCGCTGCGCTGCCAGAGTATCCCACAGACGCGGTGTTCCTGCAGTACTCTCTGGCGATCACAGCAGGGACGCAGGCAGTGCTGACAGGCAAACTGCTGCAGCTGTCCAATGGCGCAGTGTACGACACCGACGGAAACACCGTAGAGGTGCACAGCGCCAAGCTGGACGCCCTTGTGGAGACACTGGAGCAGCTAGGAGACGAGCACGCCCTGATATTCTACCAGTATCGGCACGACCTCGAACGCCTCACCAGAACGCTGTCAGGCCTGCGAGGTAAGACCGTAAGAGTGTACAGCTGCGCTGAGGACATCGACGACTGGAACAGCGGCCGCATTGACTACCTGCTGGCACACCCTGCGAGCTGCGGATACGGTCTCAACCTGCAGCATGGCGGGCATCACGTCATATGGTTCGGCCTGACGTGGAGCCTTGAACAGTACCAGCAGGCCAACTGCAGACTGTACCGGCAGGGGCAGCAGCATACAGTCGTGGTGCACACGCTCATCACTGAGGGCACGAGAGATGCCGACGTGCTGGCCGCGCTGCACGGCAAGGCCGACACACAAGACGCATTGATAGACAGCTTGAGAGTCAGGCTGGAGGACATAAGACAGGAGGAAATGATATGACGTACAGAGAATGGATGGAGAAGCATGGACCAGATGCTATTGACAGCCGGAGCAAAGGGGGTGTCTTTGGGTGCCCCTCTCAGGTGGGGTCAGAGGCCGCCGGGACACGTAATCTGTGTGCCAGTGAGGGCATTCCGACAGACGAACTGTGCAGACGGTGCTGGGACCAGACCATCCCGGAATCCGTGCTCGCCGACCTCACTGCCGCAGAGGATACCGACGGCGCGGACAGCTACACACAGGCGGCCACAGACAGCAGCGAAAAACCGACGTCGGTCACTCGTGCTGACATCCTCCACGAAGCTGAGCGGATGGTGTGCGGCCACAGACAGCAGGACTACGGCAGCCCCGAGGAAAACTTTGAGATGATCGCGCAGCTCTGGGGCCCTTATATCAGAAAGCGGCTCGGACTTGAGTACAGCCACAGCGTGAACTGCATCACTGCGGAGGACGTGGTCAACATGATGGTGCTATTCAAAATGGCGCGCATCACGTCCGGCACAGCCACGCGAGACAGCTATGTGGACATGGCCGGGTACGCCGCCTGCGGCGCGGAAATTTCTCTCGGGGGCTGATAGGTATGAGGTTTCAAGAGTTCTGGGAGAACCGCCTGAGGGAGGCTGACGAGCTCGGCGAGAAGCTGACCGGTGCTACTGTTGTCCTCCACTCGAAAGACCACGTAACCACACACCACTGCGGCGAGGCATCAGACGAGAACACTTTCATGGCGCTCTTGCGCTGCATAATTTTTGACTGCGTGCTCGACTATGAGGATGGAAGGATAGGGAGGACAGATGATGACGGCGAATGAGTATCAGACAGAAGCGCTCCGGACAGCCGGAACCAGCAACCCCTTGGATCTGCTGGTGAACGGGGTTATGGGGCTAAACGGAGAGGCTGGAGAGTGCATCGACATGGTCAAGAAACACCTGTTTCAAGGCCATGAGCTTGACCGTGAGCACCTAGCCAAGGAACTCGGGGATGTGGCGTGGTATCTGGCCGTCACAGCTCACGCGATCGGATATGAGCTTTCCGATGTGCTCGAGATGAATGTGTGCAAGCTGCGGAATCGGTATCCTGATGGATTTGACTACAACAGGAGCCTGCACCGGGAGGATGGTGACGTGTGATGAGCGAGGTATACATGAGTGATGAGCAGGAGCTGCAGAGCTCTAGAAACGTGCCTAGGCTGACCGCTGACGACCTGTATAAGCTCTCACAGCTCCGACAGGAGATCGTGTGGCTGGAGAGACGTCTGGCAGAGCTGAGCGCTTGCAGCGACATCAGCGCCGTCAGATACGATGCTGTGTCCGTGGATCACAGCGATATCAGCAATCAGCCCGAGCAGATGACCGCGGCCAAGCTGGCACTGGAGCAGCAGCTTGAGCGTTCCAGACTGGCGAGCTATCAAGAGGAGCTCAAGATAGAGCGATTCGTTGCGGCGTGCCCGGACGTCAAGATGCGGAACCTGCTGCGCCTCCGATTTGTCGAGGGGCTGGAATGGCATGAGGTGGTAGATAGAGCGGGCATGTTCACCACCCCTGATGCGGCGCGTATGGCTGTCCGGCGGTACATAAATCAGCCGGAGCCCAATATTGTTCGGAATGTTCTGTAATTGTTCGGCGGCTGTTCGCCTATGTTCGCTCGAAAAATGTTAGTATGTCAATGGGCCGGTGCGAGCCATTTGGGGACATCCTTCTGTGAAACAGTGCAGTCTATAAACGAGAGACTGCACTGTTTCTTTTTTATGGCCCTTTATCTCAATAGGCTAGAGCGAGCGGCTCATAACCGCTAATATCTGGGTTCGAGTCCCAGAGGGGCCACCACAGAAAGGACGCACGAGATGGAGCTGGACGGCAACCGCGTGAACTACAGAGTTAAGCGAAACTGGGAAAATGTTAATCTGGCAAGGTTTCCCGGGATGGGCGAGTACGACATACCGCAGCTGCTCCCAGAGACTCTCGACTCAGATAACATGCCTGAGTGGATAGGTTTCAACTACGTGCGAGGTTGTGACGAACCGGAGCTGCATGGCGTGCACTTCTTCCTAGACGATTATCAGTTCATGCGGGTGTGGTCGAGGCCTGAGGAATACGCGAGCAGACTGAGCAAGTTCAAAGCGGTATGCACGCCGGATTTCAGTCTATACATGGATTTCCCGAAAGCTCTGAGGGTGTACAACCACTATCGCAAGCACTGGCTGGGCGCCTACTGGCAGCGCCATGGCGTAAAGGTCATTCCGACCATATGCTGGGCGTCAGAGGATGACTTCTGCTGGTGCTTTGATGGTGAGCCGGTCGGTGGATGCGTGGCAGTGTCAAGCGTCGGCACTCAGAAGACCGATAAGACCAAGGCCGCGTTCCGGGCCGGGTATCTGGAGATGATGCGGCGGCTCATGCCTGAGCAGATCGTATTCTACGGAGATCTCCCAGACGGGCTCCCCGGAAACATCCTGCAGGTGGAGGCGTTCCACAAAAGAATACGCGGTAAAAATAAGCTACACACGGAGGAACTCATAGTTCCGGATGGTGTAAAAACTATTGACAATGACAAGGGAGTGTGTGATAATGGGAGGTAGAGGCGATTCGTTCTCTGTGCCGCAGCGAGGCAAGTGGGGCAACGGCCCCGGTGACCCTGTCGCAGGCTCACTGAAAGGCGCCATCGGTGCTAAAGGGGCCCCAAAGAGTCTGGGTGACGCGGTGGTTGAAACCAACCCGCACCACAGCTACAGCTACAGAGAATTCTCGGAAAACTGCCAGCGCTGCGTAGTGGCGTATGAGATGCGTCGACGTGGTTATGATGTTGAGGCGCTGCCTACCTATCAAGGCGACCGGCTCGGTGCCATCTCGTTCGTTAAGGATGGCATCTACCACGCCCAGTGGAGAGGCGCATTCCAGCATGCCAAGACAGAGAGTGTTGCGGCAGAGGGAAACAACGCAGCGGCGGAAAAGCAGGTCATGAAGAACATCTCCGACAAGATGCACCAGTACGGCGATGGATCCAGAGCTGTAATCCAGATCCTTTACCGTGGCGGCGGTGGTCACGTTTTCAACGTTGAAAACCATGGCGGCCGAATCGTATACGTTGAGGCGCAGACAGGCAAGGTCAAGGATATGGCGTTCACGATGAAGAGCGTCAAGACCGAGTCGGTCAATATCGTACGAGTGGACAACCTGAGACCATCTGACCGAATGAGAAACTTTGTAAAACGGAAGAACCGATAATACAGAAAGGAGTGCACCCACATGGCAAATATCACGTTCGAGGCGGCAAAGGAAAAGGCGAAGAAGTTGAATAGCGACGTCAACTTCTGCGAGGAATGGACCAACGCTTGGATCTTCTCCGACCGAAACAACATGAGCTTTGGAGGCTCTGGCCCGGTTGTGGTCTTGAAGTACTCTGGCAGAGCTATCAACATGACCGATTTCATTGACAACGCGGAGGGAGACCGTGTACGCGAGTTTAACCTGTAAGAAATCAGAACATAGAGCACCGGAGCATCATCGGCTCTGGTGCTTTTTCTTTACCACTTAGGAGGTGAACCGATATGTCAATCCCCAATATTGAGTATGAAAAAGAGCCGGACATGTCCGGTTGGACCCCGAAGCAGATACGAGGGTTTGGCGGATCGTCTCCGCGATACACCAGTGTCGAGCAGGTGGAGGGACTGATTGAGCAGTACTTCACCGACTGTGAGGGAAAGATTCTGACAGACGCAGACGGAAACCCCATCCTGACAAAGTTCGGGCAGCCGGTAATCGTCGGGCAGAAGCCGCCCACCATGACCGGTCTGGCGCTGGCACTCGGGTTCGAGAGCCGTACAAGCCTGTGGAATTACAAGGGCAAAAAAGAATTCCGGAAAGCCATTCAGCTCGCCACGTCGAGAATCGAGCAGTACACCGAGGAGCGTCTGTTCGACCGAGACGGCGCTAGGGGCGCCCAGTTCGTCCTGTCCCACAATTTCAAGGGGTGGAAAGACGAGGAGAAGTCCTCTGGCGAGGTCACAAAGATCGAAATTATCAACGACATCCCAGCACCTGCTCCTGCCGAAAAGCCCGTAGAGGAGACGCAGGAGCCCGAGAACGGTGGAGAGGCCAATGGCTGAAAAGGTCCGTCTATCAAACCTCATAGCCCCGGCGTTTTACTCAGTCCATAACGACCTAGTAAGGGGCGGGCACACGTACTATGACCTAGACGGCGGACGAGGATCTACCAAGTCATCATTCGTCGGCATCGAGATACCATTGGGCATCATGCAGGACCCGAACGCCAACGCCATAGTGTTTCGCAAGGTCGAGAACACAGTCGCGACGTCGGTGTATGAGCAGCTGCTGTGGGCGCTGGAGGAGCTCGGTGTGCGTGACCTATGGAAGTGCACGCAGAACCCCAAGAAGATGACGTATCTGCCAACAGGGCAGGTCATCGTTTTCAGAGGACTGGACAAGGCCAAAAAGCTAAAGTCCATCAAAGTGGCCCGCGGGTATTTCAAATACCTGTGGTTCGAGGAGCTCGATGAGTTCGCAGGGGAAGAGGAGATACGATCTGTCCAGCAGTCTGTCATGCGAGGCGGCCAGAAGTTCGTCGTATTTAAGACGTTCAACCCGCCTATCAGCAACAGCAACTGGGCCAATCAGTATGTGCTGACCCCAAGGGCTGACTCACTGAGGCACCATTCCTGCTATCTGGACGTGCCGAGAGAGTGGCTTGGCGAGCAATTCTTCTCTGATGCCGAGGCGCTGAAAGCCGTAAACGAGCGAGCATATCGGCACGAGTATCTTGGGGAGGCCACCGGAACCGGCGGCGAGGTTTTCGAGAACCTTGAGCTGCGGGAGATTCCGGATGACGAGACGTCCAGATTCGACCAGATATACATGGGCATTGACTGGGGATGGTTCCCAGACCCGTTCTGCTGGACCAAGATGCACTACGACGCCAACCGGCGCATCCTGTACATCTTTGACGAGTACCGATGCAACAAGCGGAGCAATGCGGAGACATGGTCTGACCTAAAGACGCTCAAGGGAGTGACTGAGGGAGATCTGATAACCGCGGATTCTGCCGAGCCTAAATCGGTACAGGACTACAGAGACTATGGATCTTTCTGCCGTGGAGCCATTAAAGGCCCCGACAGTGTCCGGTATGGCATTAAGTGGCTGCAGAGCTTGACCAAGATCGTGATTGACCCGGCGCGGTGTCCACACACGGCGCAGGAGTTCTCCACGTACGAGTATGAGCGTACCAAGGATGACGAGGTCATGAGCAGCTTTCCGGACGCAAACAACCACTCGATCGACAGCGTTAGATACGCCATGGAGCGAGTGTGGCGCAGAAAGGGCCAGTAAAACCAATCTAAAAAGCGGGGAAAGCCGTTTCTAAACGAAAAACACGCGTTTGTGTTTGTTTCAAATTCGTTTTTCGTTGGCATTCCTTGCTTTTTTCTTATTTATTAACCATTAACCAATTATCTATATAGAGTATATAGAAAAGAGAGGGTATATACACCTATTATCCCATATTTATATACCTATATAGGGCGGTCCGTTTTCGTTCGGAGGAATCGGAGTGAAAGTATTTGATTTAATCAGGCAGGTGGTGAGGCGATTGATTCCAACTAAGAACATCCAAAGCGCGGAGAACATTGAAACGCCGCTGTCTCAGGACATGCAGACCGCGCTCGATCTGTGGAGGAGCATGTATAACGACAACCCCCCATGGGTGGACGGAGATAGCGTGAAGTCCCAGAACCTGCCAGCATTTATTTCGTCTGAAATCTCCCGCCAGATAACGCTGGAGATGCAGTGGAGTTTGACAGGTGGGCAGGACGAGTCCGGCGACTCTGTGGATAACGCCAGATCAACCTACCTCAAGGCAGAGTTTGAGCGCTGCATAGACGCGGTTATCGAGAAGCTCCCCGCGGGGTGTGCCGCCGGTGGTATGGTCATCAAGCCATACCCCAAGGACGGTCATCTGTATTTTAACATCGTCCCGGCATGGAGTGTTTACCCCGTCGCTTTTGGTGATGGTGGGGATCTGGTGGACGTCATATTCCCGGACAGCTTCAGCATCGATCGGACGACCTACACACGGCTTGAGCGCCATAAGCGGGACGGCGATGACATCGTCATCACTCAGCGGGCTTTTGAGTCTAAGACACCGGGTCAGCTTGGCACAGAGATTCCTCTGAGCCGAGTTGAGCAGTGGAAGGACTTGGAGCCTGAGGTCAAGGTTCCGGGTGTCGGCGGAAACCTTTACGGGTGGTACAAGGCGCACGGAGCTAACAGCGTCGATGACGATTCCCCCATGGGCATGAGCGTATTTGGCGGAGCCACTAAGCTCATCAGAGAGGCGGACATCCAGTGGAGCCGCCTGCTGTGGGAGTATGAGGCGTCTGAGATGGCTATTGACGTAGATCCTACTGCGCTCAAGGTCAGACCTGACGGCAAGTCCGACACTCCCAGACTCAAGGACAGATTGTTCCGCGCGGTCGATAATGGCAGCGATGGACTGTACTCCGTTTTCGCGCCAACTATCCGCGATGCGTCAATTATTAACGGGCTGGAAAGGGCACTCAGAAAGATCGAGGACGCCTGCGGACTGTCTGCCGGAACAATCTCCGATGTCAACAACGAGGCGAGGACAGCCACGGAACTCCGGATCATGCGGCAGCGGACCTACGTCACGATATCTCATAACCAGAGATCTCTGGAGCGGTGCCTGATAGACGTAGTCCGGGCCATGGACTTCTACGCCACACTGTACAACTTGGCACCAGCCGGGGAGTATGACATCTCATTCGAGTGGGACGATTCCATCACGACAGACACCGCTCAGCAGCTTAACGAGCGTCTGCTGCTCAAGCAGCAGGGACTGTATGGCGACGTGGAGTTTCGTATGTGGTACTTCGGCGAGACCCATGCACAGGCTACGGCGGCGCTTGAGGCCATCAGACAGGAGCAGCAGGATAAAGCTACAGCGACACTCAACCTTAACCAACTCCTCTCTCAGGGCGCCACAGAGGATGACAATGGCCTCGGTGATGCCAAGGGAGCAACAGGCACAGAGGGTGAACAGTAAATGATGACGGAGCAGGAACTCGAGGCCGCTATCGAGATTATCATGCAGCGCCTTGACGAGGTGAATACCTTTTACCTCAAAAAGATCGCAGCGCAGATAAAATCTATCGGGACACTCTCCGCAAGCAGCATTAACAGACTGTCTATCATGCTTGAGATGGGAGCGGATATCGCTGCCATCAACGAGAAGCTGGCGGAGGCAACCGCGCTGAACATCCGAGACCTGCTTACCATCTATGCAGCGGTTGAGCAGTCGGTGTATACGGATCCTGCGTTCTCCAGACTCGTGGCAGCTACGGCTGCCCAGTCTGCCGGGATCATACCCGCGGTTGCGACGGTTACACCTCGGCTGAGGCGTTACACACAGCTAGTCGGATTGCAGACCGGAGGAGCGCTGCAGAACCTGTCAAATACGACGGTCGTATCTCAGGCGTACCAGTCCGCTGTAGATCAGGCGATATTCGCAGCGTCTACTGGAGTCGGCGACTACAACTCGCTGATGCGTCGGACGGTGGAAAACCTCGGGTACTCGGGCATGCAGGTCTACTATCCATCCGGGTACCACCGTAGGCTTGACACAGCCGTACGGCAGAACATCGTGGATGGAGTCAAGCAGATCTCTCAGAAAGGGTCGGACCTCATGGGAGAGGCGCTTGGGACGGATGCGTTTGAGATCAGCGCTCATGCTAACAGTGCCCCGGATCACGAGCCGGTGCAGGGCAGAGTGCTGCTCAGAGAACAGTTTGACCGTATGCAGTCAGGGCTGCCGTTTACTGACACAGACGGCCGCACTTACGCTGGATTTAAGCGGCCGATCGGAGAGTGGAATTGCATGCACATGGCGATGGCGTTCTCTACGCAATGGTCTAAGCGCAGATACACCTCGGAGCAGCTCGACCGGTGGGCCGAGGGCAACAAGCGCGGGTGTGAGATAGATGGAAAGCACTACTCCACCTATCAGGCCAGACAACTGCAGCGCCGCATTGAGACAGAGATCCGACGCCAAAAGGACGTTGCTGTAGCCGCTCAGGCGGCTGGGGACGACGAGCTGCGAAAAACAGCCCAGCGCCGGATTGACGCACTGGTCGTAGAATACGGCCGAGTGTGCGCGTCTAGCGGCCTCAGAGGGCAACGCGAGAGGATGACCGTGAACGGCTTCAAGCCTATAAAACTTTGATGATTTAAGCACCGCGATCGCGGTGCTTTTTTCATACCCAAAATTGGTCGTTGCCGCCGACCTTTAACCGCGGCAACCCCCCAGCGCAGAGTGGCTGCGCGATTACAAATCAAATCTAGGGAGTAGGAGGATACAAATGAGTACACTCAAAGATCTGTTTGGCGAGGGCGAGTCCCTCACTCTGGAGCAGCTGGAGGAGAAGATCACAGCAGGCGGATTTAAGTTTGCCGATCTGTCCACCGGTGAGTACGTCGCAAAGGGCAAGTATGATGCTCTGGCGGGTCAGGTGACTGACCTCAAGGGCCAGATTGCACAGCGTGACACAGACCTCGATGGTCTCAATGCCAGATTGGAGGCCGCTCAGGCGGACGCGTCTAAGCTGGCAGAGGCAAAGGCCGAGCTCGCTGGTCTCCGCAGCCAGTATGAGACAGACAAGCAGGCGTATGAGAGCAGACTGGCCCAGCAGGCGTACGAGTTCCAAGTGCGCGAAAACGCAGGCGCTATCAAATTCTCTAGCGCTGCGGCCCGTCGTGATTTTGAGCGGCAGGCTATCGAGAAGAAATTCCAGATGCAGGACGGAAAGCTCGTAGGTTTCACCGAATGGACCGAGTCCTATAAGACGGAGAATCCCGGTGCAGTAATGGTGGAAAGACACGAGCCCGATGGCGATGGCGGCACACCTCCCACAATCGTCCTGCCCGGTCGTACTGCTTCTGGCGGTTCGACCCCCCGTGTGCCTAATCTGTTTTAAGTGAGGTAAAAAATAATGGCTAATACTACTCGTATCGAATCTCTCTCTATGCTCACCTCTGCAGGCGGCGCGGCGCTGCTGCAGGAGCTTTACGGTAAGGTCATCGAGAACGTCCAGAAGAATCTGGTCTCTGCGACCATGAAGAATCAGGACCTGTCTGGTGACCCCACCTCCGGCACTCTGGTTGCCAAGCGATTCGTAAACGCATCTTCTGCTGCCTACGGCACCGCTCGTACCGCTGGCGCTGGCTCTAAGGTCAAGGCAGACGAGGTCGTGGTCGCTATCGACACCGATAAGGAGATCGTCGAGGAGCTGGAGGAAAAGGACATCCGTCTGTACGGCGTAGAGGGCGTCCTCAACCGCCGTGCTCAGAACCACTCCCTCCGCATGGAGGCAGAGCTGGATACCGCGTTCTTTACTGCCGCAGCAGCTGCAGCTACACAGGTGACTGTGCCCGCTACTGTGACCACCGTAGAGGATGAGCTGGAGATCATCATCCAGACCTGTGAGACCACCAAGAACAACTTCGTTGACGGTGTTGACCGTGATCAGATGCATCTGGTTCTGTCCCCCGCTTACTACGGCAAGGTCCGCAACATGCTGGACAAGACCTCCCGCTCCAACATCGACACCTCTGTCAGCGAGTTCATGGCATGGCATGGCGTCGAAACTCAGAGCTGCATTCACATGCCCACTGGCTGTGACTACATTCTGATGGTGGATGGTGCTGTTGCACAGCCTGTCATGTCCAACTCTTACACCGCCGAGAAGATCCCCCTGTCCAATGCAACCGGTGTGTCCCTGTTCTACTCCTACGGCACCAAGGTCGTCACCCCTGACCTGATCTTCAAGAAGAAGGTAGACTAATATGGCTGAGTTCCGCAACCGCTATGGCGTGGTTCTGACGGTAGCGGATGAGTTTGCAGATGCCTATAGAGGAGGCGACGCCTACGAGGAAATCGTAGACGCCGCCTCTCATTCTGTGGCAGATGCAGACCCATCAAAAGACGATCAGCCTGCTAAGCGCAAGAAGAAGCCCAAGGAGGGATAGCTATGCAGTACCTCTCCTACGAGGAATACATGGAGTTCGATGACTCCTTGCCCGAGGCGGATTTCATCCGATACGAATTCCGCTGCAGAAAGTGGCTGGATAAGCTGACCGACTCCAGAATCACTAGGATGTCCGAGGTTCCCGAAGCGGTGAAAATGTGCATGGTCACGCTGGTCATGACTCACGCGCAAAACTCTGTCTCCGGTGCCGACGATCATCAGCTGACCGGCTTCAACACGGATGGATACAGCGAAAGCTACGCCGTTCGAGGTTCTGCCGATGCAGAAAACGAGCTGCGGTGCATCGCTGTAGACATGCTGCACGGTGAGGTCGACGACGAGGGCGTCCCGCTTTTGTATCGGGGGGTTAGATGACATGATGCTCTGTAATAAGACCATCACGGTTTTCTCCAGAGAGCCGGACCCTGCGGGGATGGACAGGTACCACCACAGAGTTCTGACCGGTGTATTCTGCCGCGAGGAGCTGACCTCCGACGTAGGCGTCGGAGGTCAGTCTCCCAGCCGACGGCTCACTGTGCGAGTTCCGGTAAAGGCCGGGCATCCTCCAGTCCGTGGAGATCTTATCGTTAGGGGCTCTGTCGGACGGGATTTTGATTCTGCGCGAGAGATCGTCAACATCTGCGGCGAGTCGTGGACAGTGGCGGACGTCATCGACAACACTCAGGTCCCGAGAGGAGCCCACATTAGGGTGGTGGCGGTTTGACATGAGTTTCACGGCAAAGTTCACATGGCACGGCTCAGACCTACTCAGGCTGTGCGGCCTTGAGGAGGGCGGACGGGTACAGCAGGCAATAGATAAGGCCATCATAGACTACGACCTGCAGTACGTTCCATGGAAAACCGGTGTCCTCGGTCAGAGCGCGTACTCTGCCACAGAGATCGGCAGCGGAAAGATCGTATACCCCGGACCATATGCCCACTACCAGTACTATGGCGAGGTGTACGGTCCGAACATCCCTGTGTTAGAGGACTCATCGGGTATCCCTACACGGTATTTCTCAAAACCGGGGATGCCAAAACACCCTACCGGACGGGCGCTCACATACGACACCTCGGTCAATGCGCTCGCTGGCTCTAGGTGGTTCGAGCGAATGGTCGCAGACCACCGAGAGGACATCATAGAGGAGGCGCGGAATGCCATCAACAACAGATAACATTGAGGCCGTCCGTGCTTGGCTGCTCGAGTGTCCGGCATTGGCTCAGGCCAGAATCGGCGTAGATTATCTCGAGGCCGAGGAGGACGAGTTCTCTCTGTACTCTGTGCCGTCCAGTTTGCTGTATACCGAGAACATTCTCGGCGAGCGAGTGCTGCGAGACAGACAGGTGCAGAACATCATCCTAGCTGGACGTCAGCTCTATGGAGCGGATATCCGGCAAAACCTTGATAATCTGGGGGTTTACCAGTCCATCGTCGACTGGATACACCATCAAAACAACCTTGGCGAGCTCCCCGACATAGCGTCCGGAGACGCCATTAGCATTGTACCGACGCTTAGCGCCTATCCGACAGAGGCAGGTGCTGGCGTTGCCAAGTACCAAATCCAGCTACAGCTGACATATAGGAGGCATTGACTATGGCCAAAATTGAGCGAAAGTATCTGGCGCACTACATCGACACCAATTTCGGTGAGGGCGCGGCCACTTACACCAGAATCGGCAAGTACCTCGAGGAGTTTAACGAAGAGCTGAGCCCCGACATCGAGGTGACCAAGAACATTCTCGGTGAGCAGAGCGCCAACCACAAGGGCTACGAGGTAACCGCGACTGTCGACAACAACTACGCGGATGAGACCGATCCGCTGTTCGAGCAGCTGGCGAAGATCGCAAACGGTCGTCTGACCGGCGATGATTGTAAGACCACCTACCTCGATGTTCTCATCGGTTCTGACGGCGCGGTAAAGTGGGCTTACCGAGAGGACGTCCGAATCATTCCCACGACCATCGGCGGCGATACCGCAGGCGTTCAGATTCCTTACACCATTTACTTCGACGGCAACCGTACTAAGGGCACATTCGACCTGCAGAGCAAGGCGTTCACCCCTGACGGTACCTAATCAGCATCCGACTGCATCTAGCGGTCAGATATAACCTTGCACCCCGGGGACCCATAGCCCCGGGGTGCTTTTAACTATGGGAGGTATAACTATGGCAATCAACAAGAAACTCACAGAAATCGTTATCGACGACGGCGCGGTAGAGGTGCCTATTAAAAACAAAAAGGGTGAGGAGATCGGTGTGCTGAGATTCCACCCCGGTGATTTTGGCATCCTTGAGCGAGTCCGGGAGGCTGTCGATAAAATCGACGCCATTGTCGCTCCTCTTGAGCAGCTTGACTTGACGCCTGATGGCGCTGCAGCGTCTGACGATGGCATGGCGGTGCTCAAACAGGCGACTCAGGGGGTGTACGATCTCCTCGATCAGACCTTTGACGGTAACGTCGCGGAGGCTTTTTGCAGCAAGCTGCATCCGTTCTCCTCTGTCGGTGGCGAGTTCTACATCACTAAGGTGCTGTCCGCAGTATCAGACTATATCGCGGCGTATATCGAGGCTAACAACGATTCTGCAGCCTCTGCAGCTCGAGTAAGCGCGTATACCTCCGGTCTCGGCAAGGAGGCATAAGCAGTGGGCATCGCTGCACTGCCGCAGTCTATAGACGTGGCAGGAGTACCGTATGACATCCGGACGGACTACCGGGACATCCTGAGGATCATGCAGGCCTACGACGATCCTGAGCTGAGAGACGCCGAGAAAGTGTACGTGACCCTGTATGTGCTATACCGAGATTTCGACGAGATGCCGGAGGAGTGCTACACAGAGGCGTACGCAAAGGCTGTTAAGTTCCTCGAGGCGGGGGTGTCAAAACCAGACGACAAAAAGCGTAGGAACCCCAAGATTGTGGACTGGGAGCAGGACGCGCCCATGCTTTTTGCGGCGCTCAACAAAGTGGCAGGTCGAGAGATTCGTGCGGCAGGGGAGTACATGCACTGGTGGACGTTTTGGGGGCTCTTCATGAGCATCGAGGAGGGCCTGTACTCACGAGTGCTGCAGATACGGTCTAAAAAGGCGAACCACAAAAAACTCGAAAAGTACGAGCAGGAGTTCTGGGACGAAAACCGCGATATATGCCAGCTCAGAGAGCGGCTGACCTCCGAGGAGCGAGAGGCTAAGGCGGCTCTGGAGGCACTGCTCGATGGCACCGAATAGATCGAGGTGATTTTTAATGGCGGATGGATCTATCACCATAGATGCCACTCTCGACAACTCTGGATTTGAAAAGGGGTCCGCTAAGCTGCAGTCCTCTATCCAGAGGCTGCAGAGTAAGATAAACAATTTAGGCCCTACTTTTGATAAGGCCATGACCGGAAGTAAGTCCGGCATCGGTAGTTTTAACAGTAAGGCGCAGCAGCTGCGTTCAACGATCTCTCAGCTGGAGCAGCAGCTGGCCCAGATGAGTAACACTAGGATCAAGACAGATGACTATTCATTTGCGGAGAAACAGCTGGCCAAAGCTCAGCAGCAGCTAGAGAAGTACATCGAGAAGCAGCGAGAGCTAGAGTCCTCCGGGTCTACTGCGGGGACGAAAAAATGGGACGCATTAGCCGCCAAAATCGAGGCGGTAAAGGCCCAGATAGCTGAATACAAGGCGGATTTGGCAGGAATGGAGGAGTCAGGGACGGCGTTCATCGACGCCCCGGATACCGCCGCTTTTCAGTCCGCCACACAGGCCATCGCAGCCTGTAAAGCTCAGCTCTCAGGAATGTCCGAGGAGGTCGCCCGGACCGCTCAAAGCAGCGGCATCCTCAGCGGGGTCGGAAAAGCCGCGTCTACAGCATTCAGAGGGCTGGCGTCTGCAGCACGGTCTGCCGCAAGTGCGCTGGCGTCTATGGCTGCCGCGCTCGGCAGAAATGTGTTGTCAGGACTTCGGTCTGTAGCCTCCGGGGCTGGACGAGCTGCCATCAGTATCATGGGGCTGACGCGGAATGCCAAAAAGTCGAGCTCTGGCATGGGCGGCATGCTGAAAAACGTGCTGCGGTACGGACTCGGAATTCGTTCTCTGTTCGTGCTGTTTAACCGTCTGCGAAACGCCATCAAAGAGGGACTCGGTAACATGGCTGAGTACTCCTCCGATGTCAAGAATCAGGTGGATAGCATGAAAGCGTCTCTGCTCACCGTTAAGAATGCAGCGGCGTCTGCGTTTGCTCCGGTTCTCGGTATCGTCGCTCCTATCATCAACAGCCTGTGCTCCATGCTGGCGACGGCAATGAACTATATCGGCGCTTTCTTCGCTGCGCTCACTGGAAAGGGTAGTTACACAAAGGCCATCAAGCAGACAGGTGCAGCCATAGCCGGAACAGGCGATGCTGCAGGTGGAGCAGCCAAGCAGCTGCAGGACTACCTGAGCCCCCTTGATGAGATCAACAAGTTCACCGAGGACTCCGGCGGAGGCGGTGGGGGCGGTGGAGGCGGTGGAATCGACCCTTCGTCCATGTTTGAAGAAGCCGAGATACCGGGGTTTGTCAAAGACTGGGTAGACAAGCTCAAAAAAGCGTGGGAGAATGCGGACTTCACGTCTGTTGGTCGGGCTGTCGGCGTTGGGCTGCGAGACGCGCTCAAGTCCATTCCGTGGGGCAACATCCAGACACAGGCCAAGAAAGTGGCTAAGAGCCTTGGTACGCTCATCAACGGATTCGTGAGTACCCCGGGGCTCTGGGATGCCATTGGATCTACCATCGGAAACGGACTCAACACGGCCATATACACCGCTAATGAGTTTATCCAGACGGTAAACTGGAGCGCTATCGGATACAGTTTAGCTAGCGGTCTGAATAGTGTAGTGCAGACGGTAGATTGGGCGGCGCTGGGCGACTACCTTGGGGGCAGGCTGCAGGCGGCAATCGACGTGCTGCATGGCTTTGTGCACGAGTTTGACTGGCCCGGTCTCGGCAGCGCCCTGTCTACGTGTATCAACAGTATTTCTGACTCGGTAGACTTGGCTGAGCTCGGGGACGCGCTTGGAACAGGCCTGTCCGGGGTCGTCGCAACGATGCACTCTGTGATTACCGAGACAGACTGGGACGCCATGGCTACGGACTTTGCAAACGGCGTAAACAACTTTACGACGGCCGTGAACTGGGCCGACCTTGGCACAACGCTATCTGATGGGCTCAAGTCTGCGTTTGACATGATGTCCACTACTATCCAGACCATAGACTGGAACGCCCTTGGCGAGGGTGTACGGGAGTTCCTGTGCAACATCGACTGGGCGGGGATCATAGCGTCAATGTTTGAGCTCATCGGTTCTGCTCTGGCCGGTATAACAGATTTCGTCCTCGGCATTTTCGGCACCTCCTATGAGACGCTAGGCGCTGACCTCAAGGCATGGTGGGAGAGCCTCGGCGAGTTTACCATTCAAGGCCTGTTTGACGGCATTCTCAATATCTGCTCTGATATCGGCGGGTGGATCGAGGATAACGTGGCAACGCCACTGATAGACGGATTTAAGAGCACGCTCGGGATTGCATCTCCGTCAAAGGTCATGGAGGAGAACGGCGAGTTTACCATCCAAGGCCTCGAGAACGGTATGACCAATGAAGAGGGCAACATGACTGAGACCGCCAGCGGTCTGGCGGAGTCCCTCATCGGTGCTTTCTCTAACCTTGGCACCTCTGTAGGCGAAAAATTCCAAGACGCCAGAGACGCCGCATCCAATGCGTGGAGTAACGCCAAGACCCTGTTCTCCGGCGTGGCGTCGACAGTGTCCTCTGGATTTGACACCCTGCCGACGCTCATTAAGGGCAAGTTCAAGGGTGCTAGCGACGACTCCAAGAGCCAGTGGAAAAACACCAAGTCGGATTTCACCAACGTCGCCAAGAACGCCGCCGGTGGTTTCGACAATGTCCAGAAGCTGATCTCTGAGAAGTTCAAGAGCGCCTACACATCTGCTAAGCAGGCGTGGGACAGCGCGTCTACGTACTTCCGCAGCGTGGCCAACACCATTGGCCTCGCGTTCTCCAGCATCCCCGGTCAGATCCGTAGCTATATGAGCAGCGCGTATAGCGCTGTGCAGGCGATGAGCTGGGGCAATCTCGGATATTACGTGACCACGGGAATTATAAACGGTATGTACACGACCGCCGGTCTCGGCAACTGGGCGTCTTGGTTCACGGCTCAGGTTAAGCGGAGCCTCGGGATTGCGTCTCCGTCTAAGCTGATGCGGCGCGAGGTCGGGCCGTATTTAGGCAGTGGTATCGCTGCCGGACTGGTTGATTCTACAGGGGATATCCTGAGAGCTATCGACGTTATCACTGACTCAATGGTTGACAGATTCGACTCCGGCATGGCTGGCCTCAAGTTCGACGTGCCTGTGACCGCCACAGGCACGATAGCGCCCCCGTCTGTTCGGGCTAGTGCTGCGACATCCACTGGAGGCTCTGACCTTGCAGAGACGCTGCAGGGGCTTGTCAGCGTCATGTCTGCCCTTATTGCGGCGCAGACGTCTGGTAGTGAGTCCTCTGGAAAGACCCCGTTCCACCTCACTGGCACCGTCAACGGCCGCGTGTTGTTTGACGCGTTAATGGGGGAGGCTCGGGATATCCAATTCCAGACCGGCAGAAACCCATTTACTAACTTAGCGTAAGGAGGCAGCTAATGCAGGAACGATACAAAATTGACGGTCAGGACATCTGGCAGCCGGATGCTGACATCGAGTACGCTCTGGCGACTACCTCCACCGCGGACTCCACCAGAACACAGGACGGGGTCATGCATGACTCCCCAATGTTCACGGTCGAGCGATGCAGTTATACGGCCACGGGGATCCCCGTGGCCGAGGCATCTAAGATTCTAAAGCTGATAGTGGGGCGCCACTTCACGCTCCACTATTTCTCTGTCTACAACGGCAGGTGGCAGGACGGCGAGTTCTACTTTGCGGAGACGACGCCAAAGATCGGTACGCTGATCGAGGGCGGAGAAAAGCTGTCCGAGCTCTCATTTAACATGATAGGGGTGAAGCCCATTGTATAACACTGAAAAACTGAGCCCCGATCTGATAGATCAGATCCTGTCCGGTCGGGCGCGGTACACACTGTGGCTGCTAATGCAGACCTCTCCTGTCATCTATGTCAGTGGTCAGCATCTTTGTATGTCTGGCTGCAGTCTGACAACGGGGCCCGGTGTCAGCGGCGTGCCTATTGGGCAGGCGCTTTCAAGGACCCTAAAGATTGCTATTGATAACTCTACCGGGGCATACGATGGATTGGACTTTCGGTCAGTAACATTCACTGCGTGGATCCTCGTTAATCCGGTGTATTCTGCTACACAGGCGGCGCCCCCTATCACCAAGCTCAACGATCTAGGGGTGACCTATGACGGGACGGTTTTCCTAGGTGGATTTAAGGTGAATAAACCTCCGGTATACGGGGACACGATCCAGCTAACTGCCTCTGATTTCATGTGCTTAGCTGACACCGTGTGGACGACCAAGCTGACCGAACCAACGACAGTGGCTAAAGTTTACCGGGAGGCTCTGGAGAATGCGAAGCTGTCTATCTCTCAGGAGGACGCCAGCATCCTCTCTACAATGGGGGCGCTGGCCATCAAAAAACTGCCACAGCGAGGCAGGCTCACGAATCGGCAGATCCTCGCGGACTGTGCGGCGCTGATGGCGGCTAATGTGGTGCTTGAACCTAACCGGTCGACGGTCAAGCTCAAACCGTTCTCGGACCTAAGACACCACGCATCCCCCGGAGTTGACCTCTCGATCAACCCAATCCGTGCGTTACCGACAATGGAGAATCAGATTCGCAACGTTTATGTACGCGCGGAGGCCCCGATCGCCAAAGGGGAGTATACGATCTCGTTTACTGCATCGTTTGTCGAGCGCGGACGATTTATCGCCAAATATGCCAGCCCAACGCATGGCGACACGATATACGACTACCTATTCGACGGGGATCTGGAGGACGGCGGCCAGTCAATCGATATGACACTAGAGGAAGATGCTAGTCTCAAGATGGAGTTCTTTGCTGGCAGCTATGACGACATCCGGGTTGTCAACAGCGCTGGCGTGAACGTTCTGACGGCTGACATTTTGACACTGACCAACGTTGCCCCGTCGATCATCGAAGCTGAGGCAACGCAGCACGATGAAACCATCCATCTGAACGCTTGGAGCAGACTCCGGGTGGAGAAATTCGCGGTGCAGGTTACCGGGGTTAAGGCTCCGGAGTATGGCACGGGTGTGGACGTCATGGCCGGAAACGCATCCGGCACGGTCCTCAGTCTGACCAATAGCCTCATCGAGGGAGTAGAGAGCGCCGCGGTAAAGCAGATATACAACGCGGTAAAGGGTAACAAAGTTCTGACTTTTGACGGGGATCACATAAACATCCCACTCCTAGAGTTTTTCGATCCGGTTACAGTTACTGACCGCATGGGGCGAAGCTATTTTACGTGGGTTACAGATGCGGTTTGGGACCCTATCGGCATCGCTACTATCAAGAACGCGAGCACGGACGGAGCGGGCGCGCTTGGTGAGCGTGTGGTGGCGGAGACCCCTACACAGAGCGGTACGGGGCAAACTATCCGAATCGGTGTCACGACAAAGGTGTCGTCTAACTCTCCCGCAAGTGTCAAAAACGTGGGAACCGATACCGATATGGTGCTAGATTTTGAGATCCCATCAGCCGGGGTTGAGTCCGACGAATCGGGTATCTGGAGATACGAGAAAAGCGACGATGGAACTCTTAAAGTATGGGGCACGTATGACTTCTCAGCAGGAGTCGCATGTTCCACAAAGTTCGGCAATGTGTCTGGCTGGTACAACACCAGCGATCTGTCACTCCCCAGCTATCCTATCAGTTTTATCAGCCAGCCCGTGGTGACGATGGGATTTCGACCAGCTGCAGATGGCGTCGGTGCTGCGGTGTGGGTCTCTTCGCTCGCATCGGTGACAAAACCCCCAAACGCGAGGCTGTTTAGGCCGGGGTCCACGACATCGCTCAAGGGGTATCTCGATATTATTGCCATTGGTCGATGGCAGTAGAGGAGGGTAAATCATGGTAGTAACTTTAACTGACGGGCGAGCGGCGGCATACCAGTGGGACGTTGATCGTCGAGTACAGCTGGATGTCGATGCTCGAGAGCTCATGTGGCTCCGACCTGCTGATGTCGATTACGCCGACGACACCGCGATAGCTCAAAAGCTGGACGATGGCAGCTTCGCCGTGCCGAACCTGTTTCTCCAGTCTGGAGCTGGGCAGCTGCTGTGCTGGGCGAGACTCGTTGACCACACTGTCTCTCGTGGCCGGTTGACTGTCCGCCCAATGGCGCGCCCGGAGGACTACGCCTACACGGAGACACAAGTGAGAACGTGGGGGCAGTTAGACGAACAGATTCTCGCAGAGATCGAGAGCCTCGAGCACCGTGCCGCATCCGGAGAATTCGATGGGGCCCCCGGACCGGCACCCAGAATCAATGCATCCGGAAACTGGGAGGTGCTTGATCCGTCTGGCGCGTGGGTTGATACGGGCATCCCTGCCACAGGGCCGAGAGGCGCGACGGGTGAGGCAGGCCCTCCGGGTGTCACAGGGCCGCAGGGCCCGGAAGGCCCTCCCGGTAAGGATGGGGCCAGCATGGAGCTAGATGCCACGCTGACAGCTGCAGGTGCAGCTGCTGACGCCAAGGCAACGGGTGATGCAATCGCTCAGAAGCAGGACAAGCTGACCGAAGGAGAGAACATCACAATTGATGGGAACGTTATCTCTGCAACCGGCGGTGGCACAGATGCGAATTACAGTATGCAGCTGTCAAACAAGCTGTTTATCGACCAGTTTGTGGGGACGCTGAAAAGCTACTACAACAACCGGAAGGACGGCGATGGAAAGAACATCTTTACGTATGGCCATAATACCGCACTCGACGAGGGATACCAGCCCGGAGGGAATCAGATTGACTGCTCCTCCTTTGTCGGGCTTGGATTGCTGGGAGTTGACTTCGGCAGCAGTCCGTATGCATCGCTGGGTGCGGTCAGCGGTGATTTGCCGGATGACGGCAATGATTCGGGTTCCGGCAATGAAAGCGATGAGGAAGCTCTGGGAGTAAACACGAAAGTTGCCGCTGGCAGCTATCCATGGGTCATAGATTTCCGGGACATTTATTATAAAAAGGTCAACACCGAGTACCCCGTCAGGACGGCATCACAGATGTGCCAGATGATGCAGGAGGCGGGCTGGGCCATTAAATTTGCGGAAGATTTCCGGAATGTCCGGCGTGGCGATATTGTGTTTTACGCAAAATACGACCCGGACACCGGAGAATGGGCGCAGCCGAGCCGTTATAAGCACGTTTCGCATGTTGCGGTTGTTTCTTCTGTCTATGAAAACGATGGTACTTATGGCATCGACAGCAAGTACCCCTATAAGCACACCATGCTCGAGGTATCCACGTTCGGTGGGGTAATCCTCAACACATCACTGGAAAAACGGACACCGGACATGGTAGCGGCGGTAATGAGGCCGGCATTCGGTGCGGTGTCGGCGGCGGATTCTTCCGGAAGCACGAAGGACAGATGCGGAACCCTGGACATTGACGAGATTTCCACAGAAGGTGTGTATTTCCTCTACTCTGCCAACACCGGCACTGCTCCAGATGGCGTATCGTCCTTCGCCGGGAGTCAGCTGGAGGTTAAGCGAGCGTACAACAAATGGGGACGGCTCTACAACATCACGCAGATGCTTACGGTAATGTCCACTTCCAGCAATAAGGGTGTTGTAAACGAATCTAAACCGAAGGTGTTCGTCAGGAGCAATTACTGCTACGCAGGCGGAACCTATGCGTTCCGTAAAGATTTCTGGTCCGGATGGCTTGAGAGCGGCAGCGGCGGCGGTTCGTATGATGACACCGAGCTGCGCCAGATGATTGCGGGAAAACAGCCAATCGGAGACTATGCGCTGAGAAACGAGGTGCCCGGTGTGGACACCACGCTGACTGTCAGCGGTGCAGCTGCGGATGCCAAGGCAACGGGTGATGCAATCGCTCAAAAGCGTGACATCAGCAGCAGCTATGACAAAGCGACCGTTGACAGCAAGCTGGCCGGTAAGCAGGACACGCTGACCGCGGGAGAGAACATCAAAATTGAGGGTGATGCAATTTCTGCTGAATTGGACGGTTATGTGAAAAACACGGACTATGCAACAAACACAGAGTTCGGCATTGCACGTTTTTCCGCGAACGGTTTTTCGTTCGGCTCTGACGGTCAGGTTATTTTGCCGAGTCCGACAACCAGTAACATCAGCAGCAGACTGTCAAATCGAGCAGTGACACTCAACAAACTGGATGATTGCGTAAGAGCAGCACTGTGCGATGGCAAAGGTAGCACATGGACTGCGGCAGAGCAGACCGCTGCACAGCAGCTGATCGGGATTCTTTCCTCTGAGGGGGTGGGCTTCTGATGGCGAACTATGCAGTACCTGAAGAGAACCTGACTGCGATTGCCGATGCAATCAGACTGAAAAGCGGTTCGGCTGCACCGATCACTATTGAAGATATGCCGCTGGCAATCTCGTTGATTGACGGTGGGGGTGGGGGTGGATTGGAGCCGTATCAGACAATCGATGTTGAAGTACCTGCCGATATGCTTGGGTCTGGGGTTGTTGACTTTAAGGCTCCGATAAATGAGGGAATAACACTTGTTGTCCTCAGAAACAAAAAAGAGTTCCCACGGGAGAAGGAGTTTATCATTGCGACAAAGACAATTTATCTCTCGACAACATACGCTTATTCAGACGGCATTAATCTCACAGGCAATAAGTTCAACAACACCTCTGCTGCTGTAATAACGATACCGATCATAAACGTGAGTACGAAAATCGCAAATATGAGGCTTTCTTCCAATGCAAACAACTACATTTACGCAGGACTATACACGCTTGAGTTTTATCAATTATAAGGAGGATTTACTATGCATCAGTACAAAATTATCGCAACCGCATACAGCGAGGAGGGCGCACTGACCTCCAACAAGACTGTAGTTTACAAGGACACGCCCGAGCAGGCACAGCAGGCGTATGAACTCTACAAGAACGCCAGACAGGAGAACGGCTACAAGGCGTACAGCGTTAAGCTGCTGACCGCTGCCTATAAGACCATCGAGGATGCCGAGGCGTTCTTCGCACAGTTCACGATCTGATAAAATTCAACCCCCCGAGGTTTACCTCTGGGGAAAATCGGAGGAAAAACAATGAAAATCTTTATCTGTTCGTTGGCCGGGTCCGTCTCAGCGGTTCTGGCAGGTATCTTCGGTGCATGGACAGGCTCCATGACCACACTTGGCGTGTGCATGGCACTGGATTTCGTAACCGGCCTGATTCTGGCGGGTGTGTTCAAAATGTCCAAAAAGACAGATTCCGGCGCTGCATCCAGCAGGGAATGCCTGAAAGGTATTTTCCGGAAATTCGGAGTTCTGTGTGTTGTAGTGCTGGCCGGAATGATCGATAAAGAACTCGGCACGGTTATTTTCAAGACGGGTGTGTGCTGGGCATTTATTGTATCTGAGGGTCTGAGCCTGCTGGAAAACGTTGGGCTGATGGGCGTACCGATCCCCAGTATCATCACAAAGGGCCTCGACCTGCTGCAGGAAAAGGCGCAGCAGCTTGGCGGGAAGGAGTAAAACGATGGCAATCAAAATCATGGTGGACTGTGGCCACTTTAGCGGCTACAACAAGTACACGGTCATCGGCTCTAAGACTGCTGAGGGCGACGTGGTCTGGAGCATCGGTCAGTATCTGATCCCTCTGCTCAAGGGCTACGGATTTACCGTAGGCAACACCAAGTCTAGCGTCAATGCGTACCCCGGGGCCCCGGGTGACGATAACATCACCCAGAGGGGCCGAATGGCGGCTGGGTATGACCTATTCATCAGCCTACACACAAACGCCTGTGAGTCTGAGAGCGTGAATCGCCCTGTGGTAATCTACCCTGTGAGTGGCAAGTGCAAGGATCTGGCAGCTAAGATCGGCGCGAAGCTGCAGTCTGTCGGTGGATGGCAGAATTACCAGATCTTCTCTAAGTGGAACTCTGCTGGCAATGCGGACTACTACGGAGTCATCCGTGGCGCTGCGGCTGTGGGTGTGCCGGGTCTGATCATCGAGCATACTTTCCATACGAACCGGGCAGCTGCAAACTGGCTGACCGTGGACGCGAACCGTAAGAATCTGGCGGAGGCTCTGGCAGCTGTGATCGCCGAGTACTACGGATACAAGCAGACCTCGGGGACTGCCAGCTCCACCAACGCCACAAAGCCCGGCACAGCAGGCCCTGACAAGACCGAGGAGGTCTATAGAGTACGCAAGACATGGTCTGATGCGACGAGCCAGATCGGCGCGTACAAGAGCCTCCAGAGCGCCAAGAGCGTATGCGATGCACACGGTGGGTACTATGTGTTCGATGGCTCTGGTAAGGCTGTATACCCGAGTGGAGATTCTGATACGGTGGTGCCGTCTCACAGCTCTATCACTCGGTACCGGTTTAAGTCCTCCGGAGCTGCCCCCGTGTACTGCGACTCTGCGCTGACACAGGTTATTGGGCACCTCAACCCCGGCGAGGAGGTCTACTGCATCGAGGCGGGTTCCAGTCTGCTGCTGGTGTGGTATGCCCTCGACAACGGCAACGGCTACAAGGCTGGTTATGTGCAGCGGTCTGCTGGGGTCATGGTGTAAGCGATCAATAAAAGCCGCAGAGATCTCAACATCTCTGCGGCTTCTCTTTTTAAGCTCTAAGCGGGTACCCCACATTGTCGGTAAATCGTCCGAGCAGGATCCTAAAGATATCCCTGATCCAGCCTATCCCGAACAGCCCGAAAGTGAAAAAGTAAATTAGGCCAGTTCCGACTCTCCCAACGTAGAATTGGTGAAATCCAAGGGGGCCAAGAAACAGGCACAACCAGAAAGCGGTGGACTTTTTCTTGTGGCTTGTGGGTGTGACAAATTTGGACATACCGATCCCTCCTATTGTTAATGCTCAGATTTTACCATACGACCCAGCCGACGTCAAGCGGCGGAAAGGGAGACCATGAAACCACTGTTAAACCAGATTTATCAGGAACCGATACCGGAAAGGCTACACAGATACCTGCGGGACGAGTGCGGGCTGAATGGCGACCAGAAACTCGTGTTTGACAGCCTGCGTAATCACGAGGCAGAGTCTGCGTTCCACTATGACAACACCGGCCTGCCAGAGCGTAAGTTCAACCGAGCACTCCGGAGCATGGCCATGACACACGCTCAGCGGATGCTCAGGCTTGCCGCCATTGGTCTGGCTGCGCAGGACGCGTATAAAGACGGTAAGCTGTGACCCTTTGACCCCCACCTGTCAACGATCTGAAAGAAAGTTGACAGGTGGGAAACTTTTTTACAAAAAGGTGTTGACAGAATGATAACGCTGTGATATCATGTAGACACAACGACAACACAGGAGGAATTCACAATGACTGTCAAGAACATTACCGCCGCATGGACCGCAGCAAACGCTATCTTCCCCACCGATTACCTGTACGACTCCGTCCGGAGCGAGAACGCCGGATACCCCATCTACCACAGCACCGCAGCCGGTGTCAACGCGTGGATCAGCGATCTGGGCAATAGACTGGAGGTCAACCTCCCTGACGGACAGTCCGTCAACATTTGGGTAGAGCCGCAGCCTGAGTTCGCTGAGTATCAGCTGGCAGACGCGCTCGAGGTCATCAGTGATGCCATTGACGCTATCGACGATAAGGTTCTGATGACGCTCCAGAGAGAGACCGGCATCGACGAGGCCCGGAAAACGCTGTACGGCGCTTATGCTAAGATCGCTGAGATCCTCAGAGCCCAGCACCCGGACAGCAGGCTGTTCGCCATGTACGCCCTCGAAAAGGACTGACAACATTATGCTGACCTACCGGCAACACGGGGAGAAAGGGATTTGATTATGGGTAAACTCTACAAAGTGACGTTCACGCACTTCGGAAAGCAGTATTCGACGGAGGTGGAGGCGGACTGCGAGAAAGACGCGATAGACACCGCCGAGTTTGAGGCTAGGATGTCTCTCGGATTCACAGAGAACCACAAAGCCACGTTGATCGCAGACGACAACGAGTATTTCGTGTGAGCGCTAGTCAGGAAAGCGCTGTGGGCGAGGCCCCGCAAACTAGAACAGGAGGATTTCGAAATGAGAGTAGTTTTTATCAATCCGGAACGCAGAGCCGCAGAGGTTCTGGACATCAGGGACGAACTCAGCGAGTTCTACCGGCTCATCGGTTGCGACTGCATCGACATCGTGTCCCGGTCCATCGGGGGCGTAGAGTTCGACATCATCTGCGATGACGAGGGGCTGTTCGCAGAGAGCCCTAGAATCTCGGCAGTTGACCGTCTCGGCAATGTGATGCTGGTCGGCAGCCTGATCGTCACAGGACCGGCAGACGAGGACGGAAACCTGACAGACCTCACACCGGAGCAGGCAAGACGGATAGCCAAGAGAGCAAAGATCATCGAGACCAAGCTCCATCCGGAGGGGCTTTTGATCCTGACAGATGTCGGGTACTGCTGATTTGTCACCGATTTATCAACCGAAAATTGACGACACGTTCAACCCCCTGTGTGCCATACTAGAGGCATACAGGGGGTGATTTTTGTGTACTACAATCCATATCAGCAGTACCAGCCCACACAGACTCAGTACCAGTTTCAGCCGTCTCAGCTGATTCCACAGTATCAACAGACTCAGCCTACCATGCAGGGCGCTCAGGGGGCCTCAGCGCCCCTCAGACAGGCTAGCAGCGCTTCCTTGATATTCGTCCCGACGACTGCGGACATAGCAGGGGTGAGCGTTCAGCCGGGCCAGAGGGTGTACGTGATGGCGCAGAATGACAGCGTCATTGCGGTGAGAGAATCAAACGCAGTCGGCGCGACATCCACGATCTACTGCAGGATGCAGCAGTTCAACCCAGAGGAGGTTAATGCTACACAGGGGCGGGAGTACGTGACACGCAGCGAAGTGGAGCAACTCGTCAAGCAGCTCATGGCCTCTGGACAGGAGGAGGTGCCCGTTGATGGCTAACCCGTTTTTTAATCAGCAACCCCAGATGCCCAACATCGGAACCGCTAATATTATGCAGACAGCCTCCAGAGCCGCTCAGATCCTGCGTGGGATGAGTAATCCACAGCAGTCCGTTATAGCTGCCGCTAGGCAGTCCGGGCTTCTGCAGGGCTACAGCGGCCCAGAGGACCCAGAGCAGATGGTCAACTACATCTGCCAAAAGAACGGCTTAGCCGGTCTTTTCAAAAAGTAATCATCCCGGCCGGGTGAAATACTAGGAGGTAACAACATGGAAGAAAATTATTCTCTGTCCGACATTGCTGCCGTTCTCGGCGGTAATGGCACAGGCGCTTTCGGGTCTGGCGGTGGGTTCATGTGGATCTTTGCGCTCCTGATTCTCGTGCTCCTGTGCGGAAATGGTGGTGGACTCTTTGGTGGGGCCGCTGGTGCTCCTGCAACACAGACTGACCTGATGATGAACACGCAGTTCAACGAACTGCAGCGCAGTGTCGGCGAGATCGCGGACCGGCAGTTTACTCAGGCCAACGGTCTGACTAAGGGCATCTGCGAACTCGGATACACCACTGCACAGCAGGCATATGGCATCCAGAGCCAGCTGGCGGATTGCTGCTGCACCACTCAGCGAGCCATCGACTCTATCCGATTCGACATGGCAAACTATTCTGCGGCCATCCAAGCCACCGACACTGCGAACACGCAGAAAGTGCTCGATGCGATCTGCCAGAACAAGATCGAGTCTCTGCAGAATCAGGTCAATAACCTGCAGCTCCGTCAGGTCGTCGGAGAGGCCACCTACGGCATGGTCAGATACCCGCAGGCTATCACCTACACCGCAGGTAGCTCCCCGTTCTGCGCCAACAATGGCTGTGGGTATCAGAACGCGATCTAAGGTCTAAAATTGACTAGGGGGTGGGGCTTCGGCCCCACCTAATGGAGGTAACAACATGTCAAACGCAGCTATCTATTACAGTAACCCGTCTATCGGAACAGTTGCCGCAGGTGGTGTCATCCCAACTGGATCCCCTGCGTCCATAGTCAGGAGATTTGGAAAAGGCGTCAACTTGAGCGCGGCAGGTGTCACGCTCTCCCGCGGTGGGTGCTACAGCTATTACGCCACGGATTTCTCTGTGAGCATCGTTGCTGCTGGTACGACCGCCACAACCGCGCAGCTCCTGCAGGATGGAGTTCCGGTAGAGGGGGCGTCTGTGACCGCCGCAGCAGCCGCTAGCGGTGACGTTCTCGTGCTTAATATCCCTCCCGCTCTCGTCCGTGTTGGTCCCGGTTGTCCTGTGCAGACCAGTGTTTTGTCTGTCCAGCTGACCGGGGGAGGCGCCAACGGCGGGTCTATCACCGGACGAGTAGTGAGGCTGTAGCATGAAAGACATCGCCGCCCTCGTCCGGCAGATAGACGAGGAGGTTTGCGACGCAGAGAAGTATGCAAAGTGCGCGGCAAAGCTCAAGGACACGGATACAATCCGGAGCCAGATATACACGAGGCTGGCCAATGAGGAGCTCGGTCACGCGGATACGCTACACGGTGCGGCGGTAAAGATGATAAAAGATTATCAGGCTAAAGGGCATGATGCACCTGACGCCATGCAAGCCGTCTGGGACTGGGAGCACGACAAGTATATTGACCACGTCGCGCGAATCAAGTTGCTGCTGAAATAATTCACGAGGGTCTCCAGCGTACTGGGGGCCCTCGTGTTTGCTAATTACAGTGCTAATTACAGGATAGTTTTTTTCTGTTCTGATCGGGTCTGCGGAGTACTGTATCAGGGTGTACAGGGCGGCGCTACTCGACAGAATTTGCAATATATACAGCAAAAAAGTACCGTGAATCAGCCTGTTTTGACTAATTCACGGTATTTTTGGCGCGGAAGGAGGGATTTGAACCCTCGCGCGTGGTTTAGACGCCTACTCCCTTAGCAGGGGCATCAAACCCTAGCAATTCCAATGCAAATCAGGCCTGTGCTAATTAAACTGCTAATTACCGGATGTATCGTCTCCGGTCTCGGCGGGTCCGTATGCGGCGGCCATGGCGTCTATGGCGGTGTGGGTGGATGCGGTGTCCGGATGGATATATCGGGTCGTTGTCTGGAACTTGGAGTGTCTCATGGTCTCCTGTATGACGCTGGGCGCCACGCCTGCGAGAGCCAGCGCGGTGCCGGTGGTGTGGCGGCAGCTGTACGGATCCAGATCTCTGACGCCTATCCGACGCAGGACAGCGTGGTACTCTTTGTAGTATCGGTCTTTCTGGATGGCGAGGACTTTACCTATCCGGCTAGTGCTGCCCTCCACTAGCTGCGTGACCACCGGATCTAGCACCGAGGGCCACACCATAGGGGTGCTCTGGCGTTTCTTGGTCTTTAGACCAGCTCCTATGATTTCACGTTTGGCGAGATCTA